TCTTTGAAAACAACCCAACTTGGTTCAGAAGGTTCTGTGAGAAACGCATTAGCTACTAGCTGATGAATCGCAAAGCTTTTAGAACTGAAGTTAACATATAAGAACCCTTTTGCATCAGCTCTCGGCTGAATAAGTTTTGATTCGATATGCTGTTCAGATCCGTCATCAAAACACATCTTGTATCCAGATTTCTTCACATGCCCTTTATCCGAAATCAAGTATCCAACGTACTTATCAATAGGTCTCCAAATCTCATTCATATAAGTAACATCCTCCTACATAAATATTATAAGATAGACATAGCGAGAAGTCAAGTAAAAATCACCAAATTTCTTGTAATCTTGAACGATTTAAGTTGATTACAAATTTGGAACAAGATCATCTAAAATCTAAAATGTAGAAATTTGGACATTTTCTAAATAACAGTAAAAATGAAGAAATTTGGACATTTTCCGGCTAAAATACAAAATGTAGAAATTTGGTCATTTTTGCATGATGCTACGAAATCACTTTTGTCCAAATTTAACGGTTTTTGCGAACATAATTTAAAAGAAAGTTAATCTTTTTAAAATAAAAAAAATAAAAAAGAAAAACACCTCTCCTCACTCAACTCAAAACAAAATAAAAAGCAAAAGGCAGTAAAAGGCGATCGTTAAAAAATTTGTCAAAAACAAAAATTTAGGGCTTGACTTTTCACAGGATATCGCTTACAATAAGTTCATTAACACATATCATCGAATGCGGCGTTGATATGAGTTGCCTGGTAGACTTGTGTCAGCCGCATCTGACATATCTACACAGTTCAACGTTAGGACTAATTGTATATGGCGCCGGTCGTCGTTCAATTTATTGAACATAAGACAAGGCTAGCCGGATATGCAACGAGGTCTGCTGGAGAAAGGGCAATTCATATCAACGCCGCATTTGTGTTGTGATGAAGTAAGGAGGTGAACTTTACCATTGGATATTCACAGTGCAGAAGCTCATATGGAGAAGGTACTGCAGTATTTAGAGCAGATGCATGACAACAATTCATCTCTTTATTTTAAAACACGAGAGAAGCTGAAAAATATAAGCAATGATCTTTTTAAGGGACTGAAGTTGGTATCAGAAATCCTTGAGGAAGATTCACTTGTCGTAGAAGCTGAGTTCGAAGGAACTGATGAATCTATCATATCATCTGTGAAGTCTATGAAAGAGCAGTCAGAAGAGATTTCACAAGTCATTGACCGAGTAGATAACTTTGTTTACTCTCCTCATCCTGAAGCAAAGGTGACATATGATCCTGGTAAGCTTAGCGCGAAGAAACGGAAACATATTGTTTATGCATATGGACAAGTTTTGAAGAAGGTAGCAGGTGCTTCAACACCTTATAAATCTGTTAAGGATTGCGCAGCACTTATCTGGAGATGGTACGACACAAGATTCTTTTTATCTTCGCAAACATGTCCTAGATTTCACTACAACATTCGCAACATTCCGGAGTGTATCAAATGGATAGTTTTAGCGTATAGCAAACACTTATCTGATCACACCTTAGATTCATTTCTTTCTGACTTTGATATTTGGTTGAGCTCGTTAGTATCACCGAAAGCTGGTAACAATTATCTGTTACCTTATGAAATATTCAAGATCGGGCGAGAAACAACGGTCTCAGACATTTCTCAAGCATCAATCATGATATGGGACATTTTATTTGATTTAGGATATTCTGATCTATCAAAAGATGACCTTGCAGATGTTAAACTTCAGTCAGAAACAATCTACAATCTAGCGGTTAAGATTGCACCAGATGTTGCTGATAACTACGTATATTATGAAGACGATGATTCACTTCTCAGATCCCTGGAGGTAAGCTAATTCATGAGTCGTATAACAAAGTTTTCTCAAATAACTTCATCACTTCCTTATCCTGCACAAAGTAGAGGTCTGCTTCAGTCTATTCATTCCTCTATCGTCACCGCTGTATGCGAAAAAGGTAAATTAACTAGGAAGGAAAGCAGAAATGTAATCAAGCTGATCAACACTGTATCTTATCAGTGTATTCAGCAAGAAAGCATCACTTGGAAGAAAGAGGATCCGCTGAACTTTACAGATTTGACAGTAGAAGACGATACGCTACAACATGTGCTAGGCAACATGTATCTAGTTTACAAGAACATCAATTGGAAAGCTGATGAGATTGATATTGTAGCCGAGACCAAAGCAGCGGAAGCACCTCAGGTCGAACAGACGGTAACCGTAGTCGAACTTACAGAACCAAAGCTTGCTGAACCTGTTCCAGAGCTTACTACAGTTGCTCCAAAAGTTCCGGTGTATACAAATACTATCATAGCTACTGCTGATCTCACTCCAAAAGAAGATCTCTACATACAGCCGCCATTGGTTCCTAGATTTAATCCTCTACACATGGTAGTGTCTCGAACTGTTGGGGATTGCCAGTATGAGATATATGAATCTTATCCTATCATACCTAAGAAACAAAATGAGATCTCAATGACAACAGATGTTAATCGAATGACTTCTAAGGATCTGCGAAATCTGTTTCCTAACAGAAGAATCTGCACAAGGGCTTCGATCATGTATGAGGAGCAGGAGCACTTAGAGATGCATCCTATCTTAGGATTGATCATTCCGGTGGAAGGGTTCACCCGAGATCAGCTCATTGACAATCTTATCAAGTATCCTCACATATTCCGATTGACTAAGGTCGTCAACAATGAGCTTGTGAGCTTCTATACTACAGTTGAAATCAACGGAGAGCTTCAGAAGATAACAGAAATCTGGAACACACTTCCGGAGTCTAAATACATTCCTTACAATAGAGATTTCGTTAAAGAGTATGTAGTTAGACGATATCTTTTGGAAAGAGATGTAAAAGGTATTCATCACAAGTATCCTCTGTTTGGTACTCTTGATCCTTACTTAACATTGTTTACTACACCTGACGAGTACCAACAGCTCGGAATAAATGATACAGATGCTCTTGCTAGATCTTGCGTGAAAGCTAGAGTTTCTTATAAACAAAGCAGAAATCCTGTAATACGGAGGTTGCAGAATGCGTAATTGTATTTTTACAGCGCATTGCACAGAACCATTTTGTGATAGGTCTTGCCCCACATTTGTAGAAACAACATATCTTCTTGAGAGAAACGGAATAAATCTGAACAATTCCGTTTTTCAGGCTGAAGATGCATCGGTGCTGAAATCGTTGAATGTCCTTGCTAAGTTTCAAGGATCCTTCGGTGCATTGAAATGCGAAGATACACTCAAATGGGCAGATCTTCTCACTTATTGTGCAATATGCCAAAACTGGAAGGGCAGTCAACTTCATTGCACTGTATTCAACTTAAAATATGCGAAGTACTTAGATGATCTCAAGAAGAGCTGGTCAGGTCCTGCACCGGAGAACTTAGAGTTAACTCAGATCTGGATGCAAACTGCAAAGATCTTGATTGTGTCTAATTTGGATTATGTAAACTTCGGAGATTTTGAAAGCCAAACCTTGCTGAATACTATACAGCTTCGAGCAGCGGAGAACTTAACTACTATCGTCGTTGTACCTTCGCTAGGAATCGTGACAAAACCAGGAGGGCTCAACTCCTTCCCGATACTCCTTAAGAAGAAAATTGATTCATCGCTCTACAAAGAACCGAAGATTGGAGGTATACAACAGTGAGTGTTACTTCCATAGAGCTTCAAGTGATTTCAAGAATTCTGACTTCAAAAGATACTAAAGACGTAGATACACTTTGTGCCTACGATTTATCATATTTCTCTACATTCAAACCACATATGGAATTCATCCTCAACCACAGACAGAGGTATGGAGATGTTCCAGATGTTTTTACATTTCAAGCACAGTTTCCAGATGTTACTTTAGTAAGTGTAACAGAGCCTATTCAGTATCTCATAGATGGCCTTAGAGAGTACAAACGACAACTTATCTTGATTGAAACTTTCAACAAGCTAAAGGACTTAGGGTCAGGGGACATAAATGATGCATGGACTTACCTGGAAGCACAATGCGAACGAGCGGCACAACTTGATTCTACAAAGCCGATGGACATCGTTCATGATTCTAAACAGAGAGCCGATCAGGTCGCTGCGTTCAACAAACAAGCTAGGATACCAACAGGGTTCGCTGAAATTGACAAGTTGATGTACGGCGGATTGTCAACAGTAGAAGAATTGCTTCTTCTAGTAGCAAGAACTAACACCGGTAAATCTTGGATTTGTACAAGGATGATGGAGTCGGCTCAGAAACATGGGTTCGCAGTACTTTATTACTCACCGGAAATGCAAGCATCTTATCTTGGCACTCGTTTCGATACCTGGAGAACACATACACCTAACAGTCAGATCTTTCGAGGTAACTACACTGAGGAGTACCTGGAGTATCTTGACAAACTTAGCAAAGAAGAAACAAGTGCACTTGTTCTCGAAGATAAAGATGTGGAGGGCGGGGCTGTAAATGTAAGGGCACTTGATAATCTCGTTAAGAAATATAACGTCAAGCTTCTCATCATTGATGGTTTGTCTTACATGGATGATCCGCAAAAAGCACCTACAGATTATCTGAAATACAAAAACATTTGTAATGGTCTATTTAAGCTAAGCAAGACTCGAGGATGCGCAGTAGTAGTTGCGATGCAAGCAAACAGAGAGACGCAGAACTGTAAAGATGATAAAGGCGAACCGTTTCCTGGCTTGATGCAGGTTGAGGGAAGTGATCATCCTGCTAGAATCGCTACTCAAGCTTTCGCCATTCGTCAGATTTTCGACAAACATGTACTTGACATAAGACTTGAGAAATCAAGAAACGCAAACAATCAGAAACCTGTTCTGAGTTATGCCTGGGATATCAACACCGGAAACATGCAGTATCTGCCAAATGGTGATGACGGCTCCGTTACTCCAGCTACTTCAGCACCTGGCTCTGTTGTTCCTGTAGTTAGCGGAGTTACTACTAATATTAAAAGTGCTGATGATTTTGATGCTTTGATCGACATGGACGACTCAGACGATGATGTAGAATTCTAAACACATGTTTTAACACTAAGTGAAAAGAGGGTATACATATGAGCAATTGGACACATGTAGCAGCAGTAGTTAGAATTGATGATCTTAGATTTGAACCGGAAACAAAAGAATCTATTGTCGAAAGATTCACAAAACATTTCGGCAAGTCATTTGATTATGAAGATGCAGATTGGGACGAAGTGGAGATAGCTCCGGATAGCTTTCTTCCGTTTGGCAGCGAAGGTAGTCTTAAGATGGATGTGATTGTTAATCCAGACACAAGCTATTTAGCTGCATATGTTGTAGTGATCTGGGGTGATCTGCGTGATCATTATGATTCAGACGCGATCGTTAAATGGTTCAAAGCCAAACTTGAAGACCTTTGTGTTAGACAAGCTTGCATCACTGTAAGGAATGAACAAAACGGGCAAGCGGTTTGGTCAACAGATACAGATTCTCAGATTGACAAGAAGTAATAATAAGGATCAGGGGGTCATACATGGACTACAAATACACCGTAGACGAGTTCATTGTACATCATAATAGTAAATACATAAATTATTGCGAAGCAATCATTCTTCCTGATGGCAGAATAGTTTATTCCGAACCATCTCATGTTCATAAGCTTCAGATGCTATGGGGTGTGCCTCCAACCGAACTATATTGCGGTGGGGAAACGAGAGACAAACTTTGGCAGAGTATGCCACAATCTGCGTCTCCTGTTCATTGGTTGAGCGAAGAACTGAATTGTGTAGTCCTCTGGTATGAGGCTATTATCTTTCCGCCTAACTATACAGAAGCTCAGATGTATTCTGTCAAGCAGCTTATGAAGAATAAGTGTATTGATTCATATCCTTTGATTCAGATCACCATAGAGAAGGAGGTTTGTGATCCTAATCGAGATACAGATCGTATACAAGCCTTAATTGATATGGAAAACAAAGTGAAGAATAAGATACGTTCAGAACTATTCTCTGAAAATTTTATAAATTTGGAGAAATCGCTTGACATCTTATAATGTTCCGTCTATAATATCAATTGTAACACATAAACAAACAGTTGAATCGTTACTGTTTCATACAAAATTATCAAAGGTACAGGAGGTACGCGTATGGCAGCTTTAGTTGAAAACATGTTTTATGTAGGTAGGCAGGTTCCTTGGCACGGATTAGGTGTTCAGCTTAACAATCCACCCACCAGTAAGGAAGCGATCGTAGCAGCAGGTCTTGATTGGGAAGTGATCCCGAAGCCTATCTTCAATGAGGCCGGTATTCAGATTCCTAACTACGTAGCAAATGTCAGATCATCCGATGATTCCGTTCTCGGTATCGTGACCAACAGATACACGATCGTCCAGAACGCAGAAGCATTCGATTTCACCGACAGTTTAGTGAACGTAGAAGGCGGTATGAAGTTTGAGACGGCCGGCAGCTTGAGAGACGGCAAGCAGATCTGGCTCCTGGGCAAGATGCCTAAGACAACAATTCTTGGTGATGATGTAGAGCCTTACATCTGCTTCACCAATACGCATGACGGCACCGGCGCCGTTAGAGTTTGCATGACCCCCGTCAGAGTTGTTTGCAACAACACGCTTAACTTAGCTCTTGACACCGCTAAGAGATCTTGGTCAACTCGTCACATCGGCGACATCAACGGCAAGGTTCGTGA